TTATTTGAGAATCAGCTTATTGCCCGGATAAATTGTTGAGTAGATACTCTTACCATTCTGGCTAGCCAGTGTGTACATGCTTAAGCCGGTGCGTTGGGCAATCGACCACCAGCTATCACCGGACTTGACCGTGTAGTACGCGTGAGAAGCACCACTTTTGACGTATTCAAGCGTATTGTTTGCTGGGCCAGTTGCTAAATAGCCATGGCCGCCTGAACGTGGTTGCCGTACCCAGCGATAGCCACCTTGAATGATAGCTTGGTCAGTCTTGACTGTTGATCCTGCTGGTAAAATCGTGATAACGCTTGATGACGTCGAAGCACCAGTACGGAGCTTAACCGCCGTCTTGAGCGTGTAAGTCTTTGTTTCCTTGACCCACTTGGCCGCGGTGGACGGCTTTGAAGTATTCTTGTTAGCTTCTTTGTTGTTATCTTTGACTGCATCTTTATCAGTTGGCTTGACAGTTGATTTCTGGCCAGCTGTGTAGTAATCAGTATAAAGTTGACTGACGTCAAAACCACCGTAACTAATCCGGAAATGAGCTGACCCCGACCATTGCCAGGCATTGTTATTCGTATACCATTTCTGACCAGACATGACATAGGGATAGCCAGCAACCCAACCGGTTTTGCCCTTGATGGTCATCTTGTTGTTAGCCCATGATCCAGACGTGTAAATGTCGGCCCGGTAGCCAAACTTCTGAATCTCTTTCATGAAGGCGGCATTGTTGCGGTCATTGGTCGCTTGGGACAAGTTGCCCTGCTCTTCGGCCTCCACGTCCGTTGCCAGTACTGCGCCCACCGGTAGCCCGGCCGCTTTGGCTGCCTGACCAGCATAATCAGCTTCGGCAATCGCTTGAGCCTTAGTCGTATAATGCGCAAAGTGATAGCCGTTGACGTATAAGCCAGCTGCTTGACCATTAGCGATATTGCTAGCAGCGTAGCCATCCTTAAAGGTTGTTCCCTCACTAATCTTGACGGTAAGAGCCTTAACACCAAACTCATTACGCATGGAAACATACTCTGACGTTGACATGTAGCCATTGTTATTCGACACATCGACCATGTCCATACGAGCAGCATTGGCATTCACCCCTAAAAAAAGAGCTGCCATAGTGGCCGCTCCCGTTAATGCTAGTTTATTTTTGAGTTTCACTTGTAGCACCTCCTTCCGTATTAGATGTATCAACTGCTTGCGTTGTATCAGATGATTTAGTCGTATTGATGCTGTTCAACACGGCTTGAGTAATCGCCGCAGTCTTAGCTGCGTCCTTAGTCGCCTTAGCGGTCGTTACAGCCGACGTGCCCATGCTAAGTCCATCAGTTAAGCCTGAGGTAGCTGCACCAACAATCAAACCGGCAACCGCACCATTTAGATAATTTGTATCCTTAGTTACCACCACCGCGGCCAGCCCAGCTAAAATTCCGATGCCCATCGAGATAAACGGTAAGTAGGTATTCTTAACCTTGCCAGTCTTCTTAATGGCTTGCACAATCACGCCAATAAAAAAGCTGATAAGTGCTAACTCACCAGCCGTTGCTAAGTTTAAACTTGTAATAATATCCATAATAGATTTAACTCTCCTTTATTGATAATCAATCCCACCATATTTAGCGTGATAGGCGTCATTCTCTGCTTTCAACAATCGGTTTTTGGCCCTTAATTGTTGATTCTCTTCCTCTTTTAGCCCAATCTGTTCATTTAGCTTGCGCACGGTTGCCTCATGTAATTTCTGAAATTCCTGGTACTCTTGCTTAACCTGTTTAATTTCAAGATTAGCTTCCTGGTTCTCCTTGCGCACCGTATCAATAATGTACTTTTGCATCGAGTTATCATTACGCTTACTTTTGATCCATAAGCCGCCAATTACCCCAATAACGGTGCCGGCAGCAGCCAGCAACTGACCCAGACCGGTCAAGTTATGTGTTAACCAGTCAATCATCGTGCCAGCCTCCTCTCATCGCCGTACCGAATAGTAGGGCAATTGCCAGTCCAGCAAAGACCCACGTTAAATTAAAGCGGAAATCAAATAACCCCCGGACAATGAACGCATAGGCCAATGAGCCATATAAAGGTGCAACCATGATTAAACCAACGTTACGAAACAATCGCTTATCGAGAAACACACCGATTAGCAACACCAATCCAGCCAATACAAACAGACTGGCAAACCACCAGTCATCTGAAAAGCCAAAACTAGTTCTTTCCCACATTGCGGGTGGCGGTGGAACCGTCACCCGAGGATCGTCCAAATAATTTAAATGGGCGAAGATGTACAGCCCACCAATTAGGGTAAACAAGCCGTAACTAAAATAAGACCAGTACACGAGAATGCGTTGGCCCAATCGTTTTAATTTATTGACCACATGCCATCATCTCCTGTCATTCAGTGGCTGGTGCCACGTAGTCCTCGCCGGTAATTGTCTTGTAGTCATCGGACGTAATCGAATTTTTAGCTACTTCCGCAGCGACTTCGGTTTTATCCATCGTGTGCCACAACTGGTACGCAAATTTGAAAACAGTCATCATGAGTTAGTCCCTCCTTGTGCTAAGGCCGTTATTGCCTTTTCTAGTGACAAAATATGTTGCTGTTGAGCAGCAATTTGTTGCGCCATTGCCGTCAAAGATTCTTGCTCAGACGTTGGCTCTGGCATCGGTGGCTGTTCACTTTGCTTAGCATATTCATCGGCGGTAAGGCCAGTCCAAGCTTGCCCATCAAAGGTCGGTTGATACAAGCCGTCTGGAACGGCCACTGTGGTAGCGTTCTCTGGTTGTGCCATCGCTGATACCGCACCGGCAAAGACCTTCGTATCTGGATCGTACAAATAATAAGTTGTCATTTCTATCCCCCCTACCAATGAACCCAGCCGACGGCTGTAGAAAATTGATCTGTCGTCTCAGTGTTAGCGGTCGTACCCGCAAAGATCACGCCACCGGCAGTCACCCACAAACTGATATATTTGCTAGGACTGCTTAGAGCGTTATAGGCTGGAATGACAAAGCTCGTTTGAACCATTGGTGCCATTTCAACCGGAACTCGGCCAATCGTAATATATTTGCTAGCCGGCAAATTGGTCAATTTATCAATCCGCAACTCAACATGCTTAGCAAAGTAGCCACGCGTCTCAGCGTAGTACACCAAGCTAGTTGCCTTGGCCTCATTTTCCGTTGGAATGGTTGTGTTAGTAAACGTCGCCCCTGTTGTCACTAGCCAATCCTCACTACCACCTTTACCATCAGTGTGCACGGTCTTGGTCCATTGATTGCCGCTGTAGCTCTGAACCGCTGTCAATACTTTACGCCCAGCAGCATTAGTTTCAACACGGACTCGTAGCAGTGAGCTATCGCCAGCTTCTAAAGGCCCGTTCTTGAAATTAGCCCCTTCAAATTGACCACTAGGTAAGCCTAGAATATCCTGACCATCATCAAGCAATTGACTATCGGACTTTTCGTTGCTCTGGGGAATATTTGTTTGAATTTTCGTGCCGTCTAATTGACCGGCCGCCATTAAATAAAACTTACCATTCGCAACTACGCCAAGCATCAGCGTGTGGCCTAACGTATAGGCGCCTTCGGCTTCTAGTAGATAATTTTCAACATCAGTAATTGAATTTGGATAATGTTCATTGATAAATTCTGCTAGACCCGACTTAGAAAACTCAGCTTTAGTCACAATTTTGCCATCAATGTCGTAGGCTTGCAGTGCAATCTTCGTGCCATACGCCCCCATCGTCAGATAAACCTTGCCATTAGACATCGTAATGCCTTGTGGCTTACGATTAAGATTACCCATGGGTTCGACGTAAACATCCTGCTCGAAAAGTGGATTACCAGCTTGAATCGAGTCCCAAGCATAAACCGAGTATTTAGCAATCTTGCCTGGGGTCGCTTCAGTGGCAACAAAATTATTACCCTCAACGCCCCATTTAAATTTGCCGTTGATTGGAATATTGTCACCAACTTTACCCGTATCGTAATTGAAGATAGCATAGCCGTCACCATTCACAACTGACACAATGAAACACAATTCACCATTGGCGTTATAGAAGTATGGAATACCTTCTGAAAATGAGTTTGCTTCATTGACAAAGGACTTCATCCCTTTTAACTCGCCAGTTGTTAAATCATGGATTTCAATCCGTGTTTCGGTGCCACCAGTAATTTCGGTCGATAAGTATAATTCATTCTTATCTTTGTTGACCGAGAAGCCCTGCGGGTACCAACCAGACGTAGTTGCTTCTTGCCAACTAACCTTCAGTAGAATCTTTAGGTTAGTGATATAAGCATCACTGGAATTAGTGGCCAAATTAGCAATATCGGCGGTCATGCCATCTAATTTGCCCTGCACAGTGGTATTAAATTGGTCACTCCACGTCTTTAAATCAGCGTTAGTAACGACATTGCCATCTTTAATTTTCTGGGCTAATTCATTTAACTGCGCAGTAAGAGCCAGGACAGTAGCCTGAGTCTTCGTATAGGCTTCCGTGACGGTACTAATTTGGTCATTCAATTGGTTCTTGTACCGGTTAATTTCAGCCTCTCCTGCATCGAGCAACTTTTGGAGTTCGGTTCTAAACGGTGCTTTATTGACAAACATATCAGGGTTACCGTTGTAGACATGGAACCATACACTGAAGGTGGTAACGCGTTTACCGTCAGCATTTTGTAGCCCAAAGAAACCATAGAAATAGCCTTCCTGTGGAAACATCGTACCGGGCAGATTCATCTTTACCCGGCCTAAGCCCACAATGTCATCACTAGAACCAACATAACTAACCGCCTCGCCTGTTTCAGCAGTTACAATTCCAGTTTCGTCCAAACTTCCTACAAAGCCCGACATAAAGGGAACTAACCCATCTTCAAATCGTTGTGCCAGCCCACGTTCCTTCAAATTTACGACCAATGGAACCTGCTCATCGCCCACTCGGCCGTTGAAGCTGTCACTTAGATCGAACGCGTCAGCAGAATTAATCTTTTGCTTATACGTATCCAGCGTAATCGTGCTAATTGCCATCTAATCACCTTCCTCAGTTCTTGTCACTTTGCCATCCACAACCGCAATTGGGACATCGTAATCTGACAAAATATTAACAAGCTCATGCATGTTAGCCTCGTACGTTTTCATTGCGTTAGAAATATCATCAAGTTTATCTTCAAGTCCTTTCAGCTTAGAATTATCAGCGCCTACTGTATCCAAATAGTTCTGAATGATTTCAAAATTTGAAGCCAGTTTTTGATACCAATTATGGTCTAGTGGAAGTGTTGCTAACTCATCTGTTGCTAAAGCCTGTTTATTGTTGTCCATTCGATATTACCTTCTTCCAACTAACAACACCATTATTATCAATAATTGGTTTCCAAACGGTGCCATCTGGGGAAACTAATTGATTGTTAGCATTTAAAATTTTGTCAATCTCTTCTTTCGTGTAAAAATCTGTAACATCGATAGTTGGAATAGTTGGCTTATTAGCAATATCTTCCCATTTTATTGGGAACCGCCTGTTAATAACGGCAACCGCATCAGTTACTATTTTTACCGCGTTTTTCAATGCAATACTCATGAAATTTCACCTAATTCGTTAAGTTTGTCGATCGTATCATCATCAGTGATTAAATCACCATCTTGTAGGTCACCTAATACCGCCTGTAATTGAGTCATTGTTTTACCAACATTATCATGAGCATTGGTAATGTGTTTAAACATAGCGACATTAATATCATTGACTGCCAGACTAGCATTATCAAACGTTATTGTTGGCAATGCGAACGGGTTAAATGGATTTCGCTCAAAACCGTTTAATGTTACGGTAGTTTGCCAATCAAGATTCGGCATAATAAGTCTAACCGTTTCACACTGCCTGATTGCTATGTTCCAAGCGGTAGTAGTAAGCGTTACAATCGGCTGAGCTTGAATTGTTTGCTGAGCATACTCAGTCATAGACGCTTGATCAGCAAAACGCTCATCACTTAGTGGATCACCTCGTTGTAGCCCCCATTTATTGACGCTAGTATTATCGCGATAAGTGAAATCAACCTGATACTTATCCGGTGTATTATTATCACTACTATTTTGTTCAATCGGTTTTCCCAAACAGTGAACTTCATTAACCAAGCTAGTTGTGTCTAGTGAAAGCTTAATATCTTCCACATCATGCTGATAAAACAAGGTATCAATGACCGGTTGCTGTTCAAGATACGATCGGCAATAAAAGATGATCTGCCGGTTATCAAGAATATAGCTGGCATTGAACTTACTGGTATAATCTTGCAGAAACTTAGAAAATGATGTATTACCAAGATTTTCAATCTTAATTCTAGGAAAGTCGCCAATAAATTTAGCAGTTATCCCTTGGTCATTGCTATCAATCATAAAGTTAACAGCATCAGCCAAGCCATAAGTTAAAGTTCCTGTTTTGATATTATTCTGACGAACATTATTAGCCAATCGATAAAACAAGTGGCTGGCCGTCACTTCATAGACTGATAACCCACTAGAAACCGTCTTGGTACACTGAGTAATAACATAACTTTGCCCGTCATAATGAACAATATTTTGCACATCTAATAGCTGAATAGCCTGTTCGTAAGCCAAACTATCGGTAATGGCAAATGTCACTTGCCACGTTTCGTTAACTGTCCAAGACTCTTTAAACGTCTCTTGTAAGTCAGCTAGTGGCAAGCGTTCACGTTGCTGGTTGAGCCGGTCACTGATAGTTAGCTTGGGATATTGTGTCATCAATTTAGATACTTAAAATAAAAACTAACAGTACAATTCAAATCTTGACAACCAGTAATCTTGAAATGATTGTTACCGCTAGCTAGCCGGATAATACCATTGTCGGTACTAATTCCAGCCGCCTGACCATTAATTTGTGGGTTTACGCCGATTAGCCTAAACGTGTCCTTAGTCGTTAATGACTTTGTACAGGTAATTGCATCACCAGTCGTTATATTAGTGATTGTTGGTGAGCCACTACCATTTAAGGTAATATCTAAGTAATCACCTTGAACCAGTGGATCAACTGGCAGTTCGCCAATATTATTGACATCAAATTCAGATGTATTAAATACATAGTTTACCGTATCAGTTGGCAGCCCTAAGCCGATATTTGGCATTTCGTTAATATGAGTTGACGGCATAATACTTTGGGCCACACCAGTGAAATTATTCAGCGTGACAGTGATCATCATCATTTTGTCACCATAATATTCAGCAGCAATGGCTTTTTCACGGACATGATACATACGACCACCACCGTTATCAAAAGCAACCCAATAATTATGGCGCCGTATTAGAAAGTTTGACAGTGCCTGAAAGCTTAGCTTTTCGTCAGCGTCATTGCGACAATAGGCAATGAATTTTAAGACTACGTCACGCTGATCCAAGCGGCTGCTAGCAAGCTGTTGGCCATCGCGTGTACCTGCAGTTCGATAGGTATCGGCAATTACTGGTGGCAACCAGTCAAAATCAATTAGATACACGTTACTTAAATTGGAATCATCAAAAATTGATTGCCAGGCTTGACCATCTTCACTCAAGGCAAGTTCAATCGGGTCAAAACTCAACGGGTTCGTATATTCACCAAATAAATAAGCGTGCGGTTTATCCGTACGCTCTGAAAACACTTGCATATTAACCTCCTAACTGTTCTGCATTCTGAATGTTTGAGCATCTTTTTGACGCAGTTTGGCAGCTAAATCGTCTAGTAACTCCGGCTTCTTATCAGCGATGATTTGCAACAACGCATTGGCTTGTCGCAACAGTGCATTGGTTTCACCGTTGTCATTTTCACGACTGTTATTATCTTGACTTGAAATTGGCTGAGCACGCATAGTCGTGTCCATCGCCTTAGCTAATAGTGGATAAGCAGTGACGTCATAAGGGTTAATCACAAACTCATGGTGTTGGCTATTATCACCCACGATTACAGTTTGCTCGTCAAAGACTTCGCCACCATGAGCAAATCGGCGATGACCTTGTGGGCCACTATGCAGCCAATCAACCTTTGGAACACCCCAAATAACGGTGTGTCCAATACTGTTTCGCCAATCAGAATTATTGAAGAAAGCTAATAGCTCATCGAGCGGATTCATCCGATTAGTATGTCCTGGCATCGCAAAAGCAGCAAATGTCCCTGGTGTGAATTGTAGAATCCCACCAGCTTCATTACCGCCGCTATTGCCATCGTGAATAGTTTGAATCACAGACTTACCACCAGATTCACTCATGATAGTTGCTTGCAGAAGCTCACTGAAACCTGCCGGAAGACTATCAATGTGCATCATCTTAGCGGCTTTTTCAATTAAACCCGGATTGTAATGACCGGCTTTACCGTCAGATACTTCCAAAGTTTTTTTAGTACTATTCAACATTTCCTTGAACTTATCAACCGCTATATGAGATAGTTTTCCAATTGTTCCACTAGCTAAGTCGCCAAAACTAGCTGCCCCCTTAAATAAGCCATCAGTGGCTTTATGAAGTAGCTTTGAGATATTGCCAAGCGGATCTTTGAGAAACTTCTCAACAGCCTCGGCTTTGTCACCAATCCATGAGCCAATGTCAGATAGCTTGCCCTTAGTCCAATTAATCGCATCTCCAACAATCCCACCGTTTGCGTAATGATCGACACCGGCAGACGCCATAATAGAGGCCGTTTCATCACCATTGTATACTCGTGTGCCAACTGGCAAAGGCAACACTGCATTGCGTTGATGCGTCATCTTGAGTTCGCCAGAAGGCAGTTGTAACAATTCCTTCCAGTTCTGACCGGCACCATCATTGACCATCGATAGACGAGTATGCACGACACCACCTTGAGCAAATTTGACTGGCTCTAAATGGTGAACGTTAGTTTTATGACCAGTAAAGAATTTCCAAATCGAATCAATCCCATCAACGCCAGCATTAATAACGCTCAAAACACCGTTGATACCGTCTTGGGCAGCTTGCTTGATACCTTTCCAGATATTACTGAAGAAATCACCAAGTCCTTGCCACATACCGTGCCAAACAGTGCTAATGGCATCTAATACTGATGAAATAATATCATGCATCCCACTCATGTAAGCTTTAATCGCTTGTGAGATAGCCTTCCAAATGTCTGAAAAGATGTTTTTGATATCTCCCCAGACTTTACTCCAGTTGCCATGAATAATATCAAGAACAGTTTGAATTACGTCAGAAATGACATTCATTGCCCCAATAATTAGTGGCTTAATCACATTCCAAACGGATTTGACTACCGTGCTAATAACCTTCCAAGCAGCTTTCCAGACGGCTTTGATAATATCCATTCCAGCTGATATAAGCCCCTTAATTACAGCCATGCCTATATCAATAATTGGCTTGATAATCGCCCAAGTTTCTTTTACTTCAAGTGATAGATAACCCCAGGCAACCTTCCAGAGTGCGCTTACCACAGCCATACCAAGCTTGAGAACTTGCTGGACCATCTTAATCCCAGCCGAAACCACTGGTTCAATCTCTTTCCAGACTGACTGAATGGATTTAACCGCCTCTTTGAAAAAAGGCCCAAATGTCTTTTTGATCCACGTTACAGCATTGCCAAGCCATTTGACTGCATCTTTGTAAAAACCTTGAATTGATTTAACGATGCCATCAACAAATTCGCGAAACTTTTTATTGTGTTTATAAAGTTCAACAAGCGCTAATACAATGGCAGCAATTGCAGTAATCCAAATAGTGAATGGTACTGCTTTTAATGCAGCTCCAAACGATGACAGAACGCCAGACCCGCTTTTTAATGAAGCCACAAACTCAGTTACTGGCTTACCAAGATTCTTTAGGCCAGTAGTTATTTTTAAGTTATCGTTAATAGACTTGATACCGCCAATGAATTTGCTAACATTTTTCAAAACAAATGCTCCGGCTAGTATTTTTCCGAAAATTTGAATAGCTGGCCCATTACTTGCTAATGATTTTAGAGCGCCAGCTAGGCCACCAACAGAATTTGAAGCATCCTTGCTATGATCTGATACTTTACCAAGTGGGTTGACTAAAAATCCAAGTACCGTAACCACATCATTAATAGCCGCACCCATAACTTTAAAAGCGATGGTCAGACTACTTTTAACGATGCTACCAAACTCTTTAATATTACCAGCATTCTTGGTAAGCCAAGCTGAGAGTTTATCAACTGACTTACCAGCATTTTCAACCATCTGATTTAGTGCATCATTAAGCCCTTTACTAGTAAAGTTTTTCCCTGCAAAGGCTTTAGTAACAGTTGTCATTCCTTTTTGAATTTTTTTACCCAATTCATTCATCAAGGATTCCGTTTTAGGATCATTTACCCAGTGAGTCAAAGCTTCCATAATTGGATTAGCAGCTTTCAAGACTGGTGCCATAACAATACCCATCAGTGCTTGTGAGCGTGCTTTTAGTACACGTTCCATACCATCGAATGTTTTCATCAAATTCTCTGCTGCCGCTGCGTAGTCATGTAGACCCATTTGTTTAAAAATATCTTCGACATCTTTAGCAGAGACTTGTCCTTTTTGTACCATTTGGCGTAAGTTGGCGACCGCTTCATCAGCTGAGCTTCCAACTTGCTTAGAGCCGTTTTTAGCAGCAGTAACGTAAGACGAGTTAACTTTAATCGCTTGCTTGATCATTGATGAGTTAACTTTTTGCCCGTTACTAAGCATACCCTGAAACTTTTGTGCCTCACCAGCGGAAATAATGTTCTGCTGTGCTAATTGTTTTAAGTCACTATTAGTGATCGTAGATCCATAATGAATCTTCTCAAAAGACAAAGTTTGTTCCTTGACATAATCTCGTTGGGCTTGGGCTACAGCCTTGGTATTGGCTACAGCAGATCCACTAGCTTTTGCGTGTGCCTCTTCAAATTTGGCCATCTTTTCTTCGACCATTGGGAAGTACATGCCTAACTGATTCAATGCACCGGCGGTTAGTTTTCCTTGAGCTAAGCTATGAACCATATCCTGACTAACCGACATTAACTGATCGCCAGTCAGACCAACCGCATCACCCATGTTAAGCATAGAGTGTGTTAAATCATCGGCTTCTTTTTTACTAGAATGTAGATGGTAGAATCCCTGTTCCAGTTCATCAACAATCTGAACGCTTTGTCCAGTTTTTACAGCCAAGTCATTAATGCTTTGAACCATATCTTTGGCTTTTCCAGCTGATCCAGTCAAAGTAGTCCATGTTGCTATCATTTTTTGCTGTTCTGCATCGAACTTTAATCCGGCACCGGTGGCAGCAACGATACCATCTTTTACTTTGTCATAAGCTCCGTACAGTGCATTACCAATAAATGTGCCTTCAATAATGTCACGTAATCGGTGGCCATTTTCACGTGTTTTCTTGGCACTTTCATTAAATTTTTGAAACCCCTTACTGAAGCCATCTTTGACTTTTAGCAATAATGAATATTCCTTGGGGATTTGTTTAATTCGCTCACCAAGATGCTTGAAAATGTCGGAAAACTTATCTTTAGCACGTAAAAGCACGGAACGCTCCTTAGGGACGTCCCGTACCTTGCGTGAGAAGAGACCAATATTTTCATCGTTGATTTTAGACTTTAATGTCGTCACAACATCATGTGGAATCTCTTTGAGATGATCAATTAGGCTACTAATTTTTTCACGGATCGAATTGCTAGAATTAGAAACTTGATCCTTATACTCATTAAAGTTAGCTTTAGCTTCGTTCATTGCTTCTTTCTGCTTGGAAGCATAGTTATGCCACTGTTCACCGCTCTCACTAACTTTAGAGCCCATACTAGAAGCAGCACGAACCGCTTCGTCCATCGCTTGGCGTGCGTTGGCAACTCCTTGGCTAATTTGATCCATAAATTTCCACACGAATGTTTTTTCAACAACAGCGCTCATTAATTGGCCTCCTCTCTATTAGCTTTTGCCGCCATCAGTTTTCGATACATAGCCATTTGAGGTGTATCAGGTTGTCGTTCTTCGATGGTTCGAAAATCGGTTAATTTGCTAATTTCATTTGCAATTTGTTCATCGGACCGTTCGACAACTTCGCCTAACGGTTGACCGAGTTCGACACCATAAGTTGCCTGCGGCATTAACCGAGCATGCATTTGCTCGCGTTGCTGGTTAAGCACGTTAACCTGATAGCCATGCCAAACAGCTTTAAACTCTGCCGGTGTTAGCTGCTCTAATTGCTCAGGACTTAAGCCTGCACTTCGGGCGTAACTGATTGCGGTGTACCAGGTTGCAGAACTTTTTTCAGCTTGTCCAGTTGTGCTTGTAGCTGTTCCATTCCAAGTTGATCCTGATTGTATTGATCGCTGCCCTCTTTTTCCGAGTCCAACTTCTTCTGCATGATATCCAGAATCTTGTTGTACCCTTTGACAAAACTGGTAAGCTTCCGCGCTAAAAAATTGTCAGCATGTAAAGACTGAATGATATCCGAATAAGCAGCATTGGTTTTGTCATCGTCAGCGAAGATGGTATCTTCAAGAGCTTCCACCACTTTGTCACGACTAGGCTGTGAGCGTTTGAAATAGGCTAAGGCATAATAATACGCGTTTACAATTTGCTCTGGATCTTCGTCTAATAAACCATCAACGAGGACGTCAAAGCCATCACGTCCATCCTTACTAAGTTCTTTCTTTACTTGGTTAGCAAAAGCATAATTAAGTTTAGGGGTACAAGTAGTGCCATCAATCATTAAATTTTCCATAGTCTAAATTTCCTCCATTATTTTCCGGGTTGTGGATTGGCATTAGCATTGGTGTTAGTTGTGGTGGTGCCACCAATATCAGTATTATGAGCAAAATCAAACATTTTCAAACCGTCAGCGAGTAGTTGCGGGTCTAACTCACTAACATCGAGTACGCCATCTTGAGTATTACCATCGATGTTGTAAGTAATATTAGCGTGTAACAAGTTGTTAACTGCTTCGGTTTCAGGCAATCCATTCGGCTTAGCCATCCCAAATTCAGCGGGTACAGACTTTACTTTGCCATTAGCGTCTAGTGTGGCTTCATTGAAGTCCATACGCCAAATGCCAATGGCGGTATCTTGTTCAACTGCTTTCTTAAGTCCGTCATGAATTTTGTCACCAATTGTCCAATACGAGTCAACGACAAATGTTTCAGCCCGCGAACCGGACGTGTGCAAAACGCCTTGTTTCAAGTTGACAGCCGAACTTGCACGCGTGTTAGTCGTACTGGAAGCTGCTTGCAGTCCCAGCATTTGAATTAGGGTCGCTTTATCGTCCCAGGGAAATTTAATTCCGTATAAAATTTTGTCAGCACTTTTTGTTTGTAGCTTTAATCCAGCCATATAGTGTTTCCTCACTTTCCATAAACGAAAATATCAAATAAATAAGCCAACCGAGTTAACGGCCGGCTTTCTAAACTGTTATCACTTAATTTACGCATTGACGAGCTGTCATACTTAGATGGCCATTCGGCTAGTTTCAATCGTTGCATAGCATTAGCCACTTGCCGCCCTAGCGCGTATGCTTGGCCAACGTTAGCCACATCAGTATAGACATCGATTGCCACAGTACCTAAGAAGTAGTCCAAAACTTTAATATCAGTTTGCTCTTGCTCATTCTGCAAGCTGACAATTATCTGTGGGAACTTAGTTGGCCGTTGCTGGCCGAAGTCATAGACGGGAACGTTCAATGCTCGCAGACATTGCTTAACGCTCAGTAACAAATCTTCCTCTGGTGACATCTTATTCACTCCCTAGTACCGCTAGTCGGATAATACGTTCAAATTCATTATCTAGTCGCATAGCAACCTTTTCGCCTGTTGGATTCATGAACGGTTCCGCGGCCATTTTGTACGTGCCATATTCTACATAGACACCGTAATAATCAACGCCATCTTGGCTAGTCAATGGTTTCTTACTACCGCTGCCGGCAATAGCTGCTAGTGCACGTTTTTGATCAGCGACGGTTGCCATTGGCATAATATCCACCGACTTACCATCGTCACTAAGCTTAATTTCAATCGAGCCTTGCAAAGTACCCGTTGGGTCATATCCTGACTTGCTATGGCCGACTTGAGTACGCTCTAAACCTTGAGCAGCTTCTTTCTCACGAGCACCAGCGTTTTTAATGAATGCTTTGCTGAGCGCTACTGCTCGTTGATATTCCTTATCGGCTTCTTCCAAAGCTTCTGGCATACCATTGCGTGCAAGTCCCCTAGCTGTTTCAAATAATTGATTAAAATAATCAACATCAATTGAGAATGTAACGACTGGTATCTTGTCATAGTTATTCGCCATGCAAAATCACCTCGTTGTGAATAATATAGAACGCCGTTTGCTTATCGTGCTGACTAACTTTCTGAATCTCATGTACCGTATCATTATCGCCAACAACATATTCACCCTCAAAGCCAATTGCATCAGCATGATACCGCCCATAAACGCGGATAACCGTTGCATTGTAAACCGTACCATTTGGGGCAAACGTTAGATTAACTTGTTGAATATTAGCCCACACCACTTGTTTTTGATAGCTTACTTGATGGTTAAGACCATTAGGATCAGCATCAGGAAGTTTAGTCAATAAATAAACCTTATCTGGATAGCGCATGCCATCACCACCCAATTGCAGTGGCACCGCGCGTGGTATTAGCTTGACCATCTATCCAAGCTTGAAGATCTGGATAGTAAGGTGCTAGATCGTTAACATTGAATTGGAACGACAGCCCTTCCTCAGTGTGAGACTTCTCACCTTCATTATGGAATTTGTTAAACTTAGTTACGGCCAAGTTCTCGACAATGTAATCTAATCCTGAAGGTAAGTCTGAAACGCGAATAGATCGGCCCAAGTATAGCACGATCGCTTGCCTTGAGTGGTCAATATACAGTTTGAGACGGTTCTTTTCATCGTCAGTAGGTTCAATACCCAACAGCGTAATCACATTGCTTAATGTTTTGCCATCATCTTGTGAATCACTCATAAGTGCCTCCTCCTAGCTATTTACCAGAATTAGGTGTAACTGGACTTGTTGATGGTACGATTGTATCGGCACTCGTTACAAATTGTGCCATCGGGATTAGCTTGTGATCGTAGACTTTTGACCAGTTAGTACCATCAGCTAAGTCAGCCATTGCTGGATAAGTTTTGCCTGGATTTTTAGCAACAAAATTGCTTTCATTCCAAGACAAGCCTTGTGGTGCAAAGACGAACCGACGACGGTTAACGAGATAGTCAACCCCATGGTTTTTCAATGGATCACGATTAGTTTCGACCGCATTAGTAACTGGCAATTCAGAATAGCCAACCGCACCTTGGGCAAACAAGTAACTCGTGTATTTGCCATTATCAACCGGTAAACTATCATCAACTACAATTTGAACGCCTTTAATTTTGTCACCAGCATCAGGCGCTTGAATTGCCGTTGGTACATTACTATTGCCATTTAAGACGAAGGTTGAGTTATTCTTAGCGTCAACTAGGTTGGCATCTTGTAATTGACGGAGAATATCAGAATGAACCGCTACAATGGCCAAGTCTTTATACCGGTCACCCAGCAAGAAGCGAGCCTTGTTAAAGTTCTTTAAGCTGAACGTTGTGTCAGTCTTATCAGTCGTAGTGTCTAATTGATTGACACCTTTCATACTGGTTGAACTAAAGACCCCTGTGAGAGTTTGTAGTAAGAGCTTTTCATAGACGTGTGACCAATAGTCGCTGACTTGATCGCCAATGGCACTTAATGGATCGGCTCCTGATAGTTCAGCCGACAAGTCAGTTGCACTCCAAGCTTGATCAAAGCCTAATTTGCGGGCTTGCGCTAAGTCAGTAGTAATCTTATTGACTAATAGGTCCGTTGTGTCATCTGGCACTTGAGGATCGTCGTCAGCTAGTGGCTTAAACAATGGCATATTGGCTACTTTGCCAGCGCCTAATAATGCTGCAATTTGTGGAACGTTTTGAACGACGCCACTCGTAAAGAAAGCGTTGTTTTGTGTTGATTTTTCAGCTAAATATGCCCCCCAGTTTTCAGGGATCTGCATATCACTTAATTGGGTAATATTTCCATTTGCCATGAATTATCTCTCCTTATTTTCCAACATAGAATGACTGACTAATTGGCTGTGCACTAGCAATTAGTTTCTGAGCCTGTTCTTTGTCAGTATTATAGATTTCAGTTTGCTTTGTTAAGTTCCAACCATCTTTAGACCATGGATTGTCAACGCCAGTTTCTAACTGGGACGTGTTATTGTCACCAGTAGTAACGGTTTGTTTGCCAGTCAATAACTTTTCAGTAGCCGCTTGAACTTGGTCATCAACGTATTTCTGTAATAACCCTAGATTATCGTTTGTTGCATCTTCGTCAGCACCCATAACCAGCGGTAACATGTCAGGGCTAATTCCCTTGTCGAGTAACATTGACTTGGTCTTGTATTCCTGAATCTGAGTTGCTAATTCTTGATCGTGTTTAGCCATGTCTGCCTCACGTTGCTTGCGATCAGCTTCAGCTTTTTGTTCAGCGGTCATTTTAGCCCGTTCTTCAGCCTGCTTTTGTGCATCAACTAGTTGTTTTTGAAAGTCAGCTTGCTGTTGATCAAGTTTCTTAGACCACTTGGCATGTTGTTGACCAATCAATTCATCAATCTTAGCTTGTTGTTCATCAGTAAATGTCACCGGTTCATCAGATGGCTTACCACCGTCAGGGTTGGTTTCCGGATTCTTTGGTTCTTCACTCATTAGATAACCTCCATTTAACGTCTGTCGACTTAATTCGTTTAACGCCCGTCGGCTAAAAAGGTGCATAAAAAATAGGCCTTTTAATGCCATGTCTAGGGCAATCAAGTATTAATTAAGTTCACTTAAAACATCTTTGTAGTCCATTTGTACCGGGATTACATTGCAATGACAACGTGGGTGCAATGGTGGCACGTTCATACCGACCACAGCATCTTTAATTTCAACAATCGTACCATCATGGCCCTCACAGTATTTGCACACATGAGGATTATCTCGGGTAACAATCTTTAACTTGGTAAAGCCTAAATTGTTGTATTGCTTGGCACATTCCCGCGTCTGAGTTGCTTTGCTCTCAGTAACTAAAATGCGCTCCATATCAGCTTTAGTTGACATGTAGCGCTTTTGCATGTCTGTTTCCCATAAATTTTCATTAGGATTAGGTTTACCAGCGACACCTAGTTCTTTTGTAACAGTTTTGCTAATCGAATTAGGATTGACATGATTTTGCATTTGAAACTTGATAATGTTATCTAAATCAATTGCTAACCTATTAGCATGCTTAAAAATTAAGTCTAGCGAGGTATTCTCAGGCTCATTTTGAGCGGCCACTCGATACAATGCGCGCCGTCCAAGCTGTGTATTATAACCACCTAGGCCACTACCGGTTAACTTAGTTACCTGTTGAACGATGTCTGCTTGCTTAGCTTGGACCAGTTTGTTAACTTTTAATCCCATGTTAGCGACATTCACGCGTGCTTGGGCCTGAGCGACATCAAGATTAGTTTTGTAAGGTAGATTATTTAATAGCGTGGCTAAAACTTGTTCTTCCTCGCGACTGGCATTTTGTTTTAGCTCAAGTACTGCATCGGTCAACTCTTTAATGTCGGCATTGTCAGCATCATCTTGCCAGGTTACATTTTTGTGCAGAAAATAGGTTAAATTTTTAACCTGTGCGTGATGTGAACGTTCAATAATACTAATCAACTGTTGGAAGACTGGATCCTTAACATCTAGAATTTTTGCCAAGGCATGAGCCAATTTATTAATATCCACTAATCGGCATCTCCTTCATTTTGCTGATTAGGTAATGGCGTCTTTTCACCGGTAGCAAATATCTTGCCGAGTCCACCAGCACCTTGAGCATAGTTACTTTCGTCTTCCTTAGCATCATGTATACCTTCTTTAATGCGCTCTGCTTCAGTATCAGCATTGATTCCAGTAATTGGTTCAGCCATATCACGAATGGTTTCGTCACTGAATTTGCCAGTACCATTAAGCTGTTGTATAAGCTGTGCTGTTGCATCGTCGTTCTTAGGTAAGTTCGGCATGAAGTTTGCCTTAAGCATTGTATTCCAGTTGTTAGAACTAATTTGGTTGAGTGTTTGCCAGTAGTTAACACAAGCATTAAGGCGAGCGTGTAAGCCACGTTTAAACAACGTTTCCTGTAGCTTGCGTTCTTGATCACTGCCCCATAGTTTATAAGACATAGCCACACCAGATGCGTTAGAAGCAAAGTTTGGATCATTAACGTTAGGTGTGTTTGTATACTTGTGAATTTCGTTAATAAGAAAGTTCGTATACGTTGACCAGCCAGCTGCATCATACTGCTTTGTTAGATACTTAGCGTCAGGTTGAATAATATGCTTGGCAGTGGAACCAACGCCGCCACTTGCTGCGAATGGCTCCAAATACCACATATGATTTTTAGGATCAACGTTTGGGTGAGCCGGTTCAATGATAATTGGCTGTCCATCTTGACCCAGCTTCTTATTGCCATTCTCGTCCAGAAAATACTTAGGCTCCGTCATATTAGAGAACTTACCAGTCAAAACAATATTGGCATTATTGAAGTCTTCCTGAAAGTCAGCCATCATCGACACACTTTTATCCAGTGCGTCTAATTGATCAAGCTCTGGTTCCCAATCACCCAATCGTTCATCGTTGTTGCGATATTCAGTTAGGGGAACGGCATTAAAGAAATGTGGTAGTGTATCGTCTAGAACCGCATTAGCAACTGGTGAATTTGTTTGCGGTAACCCACCATTACTGTGAAACTTATATAGCTTACTATCCGTGTAAATTTCATAATGTTCTGTTAACTGATTATCTAAAATACCGGTCTGATAATAACGAACACCCACCAGTGGGTGATGATCAACTGTATCATCATAAATCACAAATGCTTGTTCAGGGTCAATCCGAACCAACCCTAAGTCAGTTGTGCCAGCTTTAACGTAAATTAGGTCGTAAGCCCTCCCAGTGATTGACAAGTCCTTAGCTATCTGCTGATCAACGTAGTCTGCATTCGTATTACTGATAAAGGCGTTCAATACATCTTGAAATTTATTTGCTTGACTATCATCAATATCGGTATCATCTTGCAACTTTAATTGAATAGGATTGCCTATTAAATAGCCAACTCGAATACTCGTCATATAACGAGCAAACGCCGCAGCTACTCGATTGTTAGCATGGTAAGGATTGTTACTATCCACTTGCTTTTTAATCGCGTTGTTAGCTTGGTAGTAATCATATAACGTTTGCAGTCTTGAGACTTGATGATTCTGATGATGGTTAATAAACTGATAGACAATCTTCATTAATTCTAATGGCTGGTCTGCAACTGCCGTGTATGTGCCAACTGGCATCGTGTAGTCTCGGTTGGTTTCGCGGTCAAAACGTCGCTCTCCATAAATACTATTAATAGTCACTCACTCCCATCTGACGACCAATCGCGTATTGTTCGTCCCATTTAACACCTAATGAGCCATCGTAATCACCCATATATTGACGTACTGCATAACGCAAAGCATCAATCGCGTGGTTGTCCTGATCCTTGGGTTTGCTTAAAGTGTTGCCCATACGATCGCTATCGAAAACATAGCTATTCAATTCACGCCATAGGTTTTTACACTTTGGATGAACGTGAATTTGGTATTGCCATAATTGATCAATCCCAGCTTCAACTGGTGTTTTAACAACACTGTCAGCATTTATAATGCCTGAATCATTCAATTGTGCTGTCCGCTCAGGGCTGGCACTATCAGCGTATATTCTAGCTCGTTCATAACCGTTAGCCTCCAACCATTCAGCAACGTGTGGCGTTGTTTGATGATAGGTATACATCTCGTCATAAACCCACAACTGTTTGTTTCGCACATCGACAGCAACTGCTATAAATGCATTTGGGTCGTTACCAAACCCATAATCAAGGCCAAATCCTGTTTGCCCACATTCTTGTATTTTGTCCATAGCGTTAAACTCAACTTGTTCAACGTTATCTTCAAATACTAGTCCTTCAGCTACACCCCATTCGCCATCAACGACTGTTTTAGCACGCCTAGGGTTAGTCTGATATAAACTAAAGAGCCGTTGCTTATATTCGTCAGAAACGAACTCGTTGCATCTAACGGTAGTGGTACGGACAAAGGCATCATCACGTGGCTGGTCGAAAAACTCACGCTTCAACCAATGGTGTTCATTCCAGGGATTAAACGTGAGTGTGACTTGATAGAATACTTGTGGATCATTACCACGTAACGATTCAATTACCGTTTGTAACTTACTAAACGATTCAATTTCATAGGCTTCTTCTACCCACAGCCAACACAATTCACCAGTAAGAACATTAACTGAAGTTAGCTTCAGTGGATCATCAAGCCCACGGAAGATAATCTTCTGACCAGTTGGTAGGTAAGTTATTTCTGGCAACGACTCGTTATACTTAAAGCAACGCTCTAAGTGAAAATCGTTGATGGCCTTCTTTAGTTCTACGAAAGTGCTAGTCTTGTTGGTGTTGGCATTACGCCTTACGACCAAGATATTTGACCAATGATACTTAACTAACCGGTAGATTAAATTGTGAGCGGTAGTTACCGACTTCTTTGATCCACGACTGCCTTTGATTACTCGGTAAAAGTGATGATCACGCCAGAAATTGGTATAACCATGACCAATCATCTTAGCTAAATTAACTTTGATTTCCATTGTCTTGGTTATCCTCCTTATCTGGTTTCAAATTGTCGTTAAATACAATCCGAACAGTCTCATCAGTGTTATTTATCCGCTTAGCTTTAGCCTCCGCAATATCCGCGTCAGCTTTAAGCTTGCGGATTTTCTGTTCGTTGGCATTATCATCGTCATCACCAATCAATTTAGACAAACTATCTAACGCCTTCTGCTTGTCATACAGTTTAACCACTAAGCCATCCTTACCACGGTGGATATCCTGTATTAACGACCAGTCAATCTGGTCACTCGGCTTCAAGTAGATATCAGCAACGTGCTTTTTGACTGGGTTATCATCTGTATCGAGAAACGCATTGCCATCGGTATCCACTACCAGCTCTTCATGCACCTTGTAATCTAGTACATCTCCAAGGCTTGCGAACGCCTGCTTAGCATACTCGTGGGCAATGTCGTCAATCGTTACCAGCAACTCGGAACGTTGCTGCTTTTTTAACTCAATGAGCTGGCTCTTTATGTTAGGGTTTGCGAGGGTGCGACTACCTTCAACCCTTGCCGTCTCATAACTACATTTATAGGCTTGTTGATACGCCCACGTTGCATTAAATCGTTGCAAATAAAAGAGACAGAACAGTTTTTGCTTATCTGTAAGCTCACTGTTTGCCTCTAGTTCGTCGATTATTTTAGGTGCAACCTTGGGTGCATCTTTTTTTCGTTTTGGTTGCACTTGTTTAGTTGTAGTTGCACCCTTTTTCCAGCCATCACGGGTACGCCATGATTTAAGTGTTCCAATCGGTACACCATACTTAGCTGAAATATCTTTGTACTTCATCCCGGCCGCGTAATCTTTACCAGCCGCTTTTCGTTTATCCATTACATACCACCACACCTCCGTTAATTGGAATTAATTAGTCTAAATTTTGTAGCATCGATTCTCAAACTTTTTATAGGCGTCTAGGTAGATCTCATCCTTATCACCGTTATAAGTAAGCTCGTAGTACATGCCATCACTTAACGTCGTGCTGAGTAACGCTTTGCTATTCTGTAATGCTTTAACTTGCCAAACAATAAAGATATCATCGACAGTGATCTGTTTTCCATCAGTTACATCTAAATGTTCATTAGCGTAGTCCAGTACTAAGGCTTTGCATTTACTTGTAAATTCAACATCGTTCATTTTCTGTTACCTCCGTTTTTAAACCAGTCGAAATCGACGGGTTTGGAATTAATCTAGTAAGTCGTAAGTTTGCTTAAAAATGTCTGGCTTACATGGGTAAAGCTCACCATGAACGCCTTTGATGATGTAATCACCCACATTAGCAGTCATGGTTCCCTCTAGGGTTTCGATTTTTAAGATAGGATGATCCGGATCATGATAACTTACTCTGAGTGGATCAAGTCCTAGCCTATCTTGTAATGCGTCGAAACACGATACCGTATCTTGAAATACTTCATACTCAATAACTACTGGTTTCTTTTGTGCTCGCATGCTGCACCTCCTTATTTTTATCCAAACTAAAAGCGCCATGCTGTTTAGCACGACGCTTCTTATCCTTGCACCACTTATCTAGCCGAGCATCTGCTTGCACCCACTCTGGCGGCTCATACCCATATTTGCTGTGTATCATACGTGGCATTGCCGCCACCTCCCTAATTTTATGTATCAAAAAAGCCCAGTATTTCACCAGGCTTACAAAATATTAATCCGCACCTTCTGGTTTCGCCATTTCATAGCCTATTTTGGCTTGATCAAATTCATCGGCATTCCAAGATATATTTTTTTGATTAAATTCAATAAAATGCAAATGACTAGAATAAAAGCTATAGGCCCACAACGCTGGTGTTTTTGACACAATGTCATGATTTCTAACTAATTGTAAATCATGACTATCTTTTCTTACAAAATCACGTAGAGTCCTTAATTCGGCCAAAGCTTCACGTTTATTACTCATTTTTACTATTTCATTTGCTTTCTTTGAGATAGCATCTACGTGATCATTTACTTCTTTCCAAGTTACATCTTTGGCAATTCTAATGTTTTCCATTGATAACACCTCTGTCTCAACTATACAAAAACTCCCGCTAAAAAGCGAGAGCAGTTTGAAGGATTTTAGTTTGAGCAATCAAAGAAATTCGTGAGTATCTAGGCTGCTAAACTAATAAACTACACCGGCGGCAGAGAGGAGCACATCACCCCTTATAAATCCGCCGGCTACACAGATAGCTGGATTTGAACCAGCATAGACGGTTTTGGAGACCGCCATCTTGCCAATTAGATCATATCTGCTTAATAGACGGGCCATCATATCAACTAATCAAGGAGGCAATGCAACTGTACATCGGTGCCCGTCTAACGTAGCCTGCTGGACTCGAACCAGCGACAACCTGATTAACAGTCAGGCGCTCTACCAACTGAGCTAAGGCCACATGAAGTTAGGCTGCAAGGGGTAACTCACCTAACATTCGATAATACTAATTTACACCCCTTTTTATGCTCTGTGGAACGGATTATGACGGATTGTGTACGGATAATAACGGATTTTGTCGGATTATGACGGATTTTATTTACTGACTTCAACTCGCAACTCTCTTGGATAGATTTCAGCAAACTTCAACCGTGCTTGCTTCAACTTGTCATTAAACGTTGTCCGTGCCAATGGATAACTCTGCTTGTCAAACTCTTGCCCATACTTGATGCAACACTTATCAGTTGAGAAACCATTTAAATACTTCCATCTCAAGATGGCTGCATATTGCGCTGACTTTTCATCAGTATCTGCAACATAATCGACCGCAGTTTCTAGCAACGTCATCTCGTTTTTTACCCATTCCTGATCCTGTAATCTTTTGTACATTGCTTCTTCAGTACCATTAACGTTAGTTTCATTATGTGGCATTCCATCATAGACTTGCCCGCTTAGTGCAACTAGCTTTAGTCTTTTTTGTTCCGTCTTCAATTGTTGATACCGTTTTAACTCCCGATCAACATTTTCCTCGGTCGCCTCTAAATCATAAGTTCTAAATACTTCGTTAACCAAAGCCGCCACCCCTTATTTTGACTGTGCTATAATTAATGTGTTAGGAATCAATCGTAGCGCGGTCAGCAATGGCGGCGCTTTTTATATGTTATACTTACAACGGTCATTCGAGTGGTCCCGTGACTGGTCGCCTTAACAGGCGGCTTTTTGTTTACTCTCGTGATCACTCAACTCCATAATGTCAGCAATGAAGTCCTGACCAATTTGTGCCTGTTGCTCAGTTGTCAGTGCCGCGTTCATTTCCAAGTTGGCAACTGTGGCTTTCATTCGGATTGCTTTTGCGTATTCGGTGTCAGTCATTTTTCTTCCTCCACCACATATCCGTCTAGCCACGCACGGGCAATGTCGTCTTTGGTCAAATGTACATCCGGGCACACTTCGTCATTCAAGTCGTATAGCATGTCGGTAATCCCATAGCCGTTCCGTTTGTATAATTGAATATAAGTATCCAGTTCCTTAGAAATTACCGGCAGCTCGCCATACTGTTGCTCATATAAAGCATTCGGGATAATCCAGTGCGAACTATCCGCACCGGTTGCAATCCAGTCGCACCATTCAAGATAGCCGCTACATAGCATGCTATGACCTACTTCATCGTGAGGGTGCCACATTCCACCACTTAGCGAATAGATTTCGTACTTATCAAGTAATCCGGTTCCCAATTCATCAATTCTCTCAACGCAAACTGGTCGTTTCAAATAAACTTTAATCATTTGTCCGCCTCCAATAGTTCTGGGTTCTCATGCACATTGCCAACATATTCAACAAAGGCTGGCAAGATCGTTTGGGTAAACTCCATTTCTTTACCAATGAGTCTCATCTGGTAATTGTCCGTTACAATCCATCTAGCAGCCTTCGCCCATAAAATGTCGCCAACATTAATTTTTCTACCATTTCTATAATTCATTTGTCTTCCCCCTGTTTACGTTTTCCGATAAAAGGTGTAGATGTGAATACTTTTCCTAGAAACACTTTAAAATCAGCCTTTCAGCAGTTCCGGGTTCTCGTGCACGTTGCCAATAATTTCAAATTGATTGCTCCAAGAGTCATGCAGGCATGGCTCAATTAAATGTGTCCCTACTGGTTTCAAAAACATACCGGGTATCCCGAACAGGTCTTCTGAAACAATTTCATTAATGACTGGTACCATCGTTAACTCGCTCATATCTGACCACACTTTTACAATATCCCCTTCATAGATATCCTTGCCGTTCACGTCTGTCAGGCCGGTAAACTGTTCAAGCTCAAACAGTGCGCTAATTCCATCAACTTTACCATCGTTAGAGCACTCGTCCTGCCCATCAGTACTAGCCTCTGCCCAATAGGCTTGACCATGAATGAATTCGATATTGTCAGGTAACAGCATTTTATTCTGAACTTTGTCCCACGCTCTAAACTTAATCATCATCGCCATCCCCAATCATCTCCTAGAACTCGATAGTTCCAGCGCTATCACAATCCATGCCGCAACACTGATAAAAGTAACCCCATGCCAAAATCCGTCTAAAAAGTTTCCGACGATCGTGACTAAAATAAATAAGGCTATCATGCCAAGTCCAATTTTATTTTTAATACTCATTTTCAATCCTCCTTGAACGCTTCAAACGCCGCTTGTGTTCCTCGTTAGTTGGCTGCTTGACGATTATCATGGTAGCTCCATTCTCTCAGCAATTGCTTTAATAACGGGCACCGTCACACTATTACCAGCCTGCTTGTATAATTGGCTGTCACTTAATCCAGCTTCTCGCGCTCGAGTAAACGCCCAATCCGGGAAGCCCTGTAGGCGCCAGCATTCAAGTGGCGTTAATTTTCTTATCCTTAGACCAGCGAGAATGTTGGTCTGCACAAAATTATTATCTTTAAAAGAACCTGCAGTAACCGTTGGCGAAATTGTTCTAGTGCCACCTTTGTTATAACCGTGTGGGTTAGCTATTATCTTCGGCTCTCTTCCTCCACCTTGCATCGTACTTAATGTTGGTGAAATACCGCTAGGATCATAAACACGTCCCGGTTGTGGATTACCACCAAAATATTTGGTATTCATAAGATTGCCCGCTTGCTTTACTTTCGGCGGTTCACTTTCAGCAACGTACGATCCTGATCCCTGCGCTTCCCCGTAACGGGTGGTAAGGGTATTTGTTGCGTCTGACCGGAAATTAGCCTCTCGGTCACCTTGGATGATAGGAAATACTTTTCTGGTACGTCGTCCTCTAAGATGTCCGACAATGAAGATACGTTCCCGATGCTGAGGGACGACTTCGGCTGAGTCAAGCACTGACCATTCGACATCGTACCCGATTTCGTCCAATTCAATTTGAAGTTTGAGAAAGTCAAATCCTCCATTAATACTAAGTAGGTTTTTAACGTTCTCAATGAGTAGGTAGCTGGGTCGATCTTTTTCTTCGAGGTCTCTAATAAGCCCTGTAACTGTAAAAAAGAGAGAACTACGTTTTCCGGCAGTGAATCCTTTCTGTTTCCCGGCAACTGAAATATCTTGGCACGGGAACCCGAAGCACCAGCAGTCTGCTCGGGGCAACTCATTAGCTCTAACTGTTCGTATGTCACTTGCATTCCAAATCCCTTCTACATCATGAATAGCTTGGTAGCTTTGTCTGGCAAATTTGTCCCATTCAATCCAACCAATACATTGATGACCAGCTTGTTCCATGCCAAGATGAAAGCCACCGATCCCAGCAAATAAATCTAAAAATGTCATTCATCTAAATCCTCCACTAATTAGCCTCCAGCAACCGCACAAAGTCGTTCTTTAACCGTGCCTGAGAATAATCAACGTCCAACTTATCAAGGTATTCTTTGATTTCTGGCAAGGTACTAAACGCATTAGGTTTGCCAGGCCCATCTTCAACACGATCATCAGCTTCCTGTGTATCATCTGCCATCCACTTAGGGTGGTATTCACGATTCAAAACATAGTAATGGCCGTCTTCATCCGTCTCACCACGAATACCAGTTGCCCAAGCCATAAACAACTTAGTATCGCAATGTGGGCAGTGCCCCAGTAGCTGTAACCGAACTTAACACGCTCATCACGGTCATAGCCGCAACTAGGACACTCGATTTTGGCTTGGACCAAGTCGCCACGCACTGGTTCACCAATGTGGTTTAATTTCGGCCAGCGTTCTTCGAGACTAGTTTTAAGGCGTTCAACCGTCTCAGGCGTGTCTACCACGACACCTTCATCTGGCAAATCATCCTTGATTACTACTGGATGTTCCATTCGGGTAATCTTGTCCTCATCGTAGTCCCGTCCCGTCACAAGACTATAGGCCATCACTAATTGCTTGAAACTCAGGTCGTTGTCAGTAGTTACTTTCAAATTTGCGTTTTCACCATCAATTTTTAGCTTCATTTTTATTCTCCCTTATCGTTCGGATCGATATCATACCAGCCTTTAGCGCACATCAATTTCCACTTGTAATCGTCTGACTTGATCAAATGATTAAGTTGCTCGCATTTTTTGAACGCCGCACTATACTGCACATAAATCTTGGGATCATCTTTCATGACTTCACCCTGAAACATCAGCACTACCTTATAAGCAACCACTGCCTCATGACCTAACGTCATTGATAACTTACTCATTTGCCAGCCTCCTAAACCATATCAACCGGTGGCAGCGGAATACTACTGTGCTGTGGCCGCCAAATATGCAAGCAATGCTCATCAAAATTAACGTAATCGCTTTGTGCTGGGTGTAGCTGCATTGCAACCTCTTCTGGCTCAAAGAAGATATCTTTAATGTTTGCCATAACATCCCAACTTGGCGTACGATTCTTTGAGCTAACTGAAACATGGTCCCAATCGCCACCATAACTAGCAATAATCGAATAGTCTTGATTTTCATATCTGTACATAAAGGCTGCTCCATCCGCACCCAGTTGAATCATTCTAATAAACACCGATTGCCGTTCAATCTCGTTCATTTGTCGCATATTTAGCACCCTCCATAACTTCCTCTATTTCTACTCGCGGATTTCGTTTGTCAATTGCAAATTCGTCCTGAAATCCCGTAATATGCTTTCGATTGTCGTTGCCCAAAAGCCCAGCTTTCATGAAGCCGTCAAGCACAAACTTTTTAGCAAATGCAATATTGTCTGCATCTTTTCGATTGTTCTTTGTGTACCACGTAAATTTAAGCTTGCAAGGCCAGCTGAATTCGACTCCAGAATTACGACTAGCCCTGGCATACACACTACATAAGGCCGTGTACCGTTTCTTTAGGTTAGCCGCCGCATACCGATTGGCCCGTTCAGCCTTGATGTACTCATTTAAGCTAGGTAATTCGCCCTTAATCACGACTTTGCTCATACTTTCGGCACCCAGCTAATGTAATAGCCATTAACAACCCCGTTAGACATACTGGCCTGTCTAATTGAAAACTCTGGGGCGTCAATTCTCTCGCATAACCGTGACAGGGTTTGATACGCGATCACTTCATCAGAATTGTTATACTTCTCAGCACGCCAGTAACCGTTATTCAGTGGCAGACTGTATTTGTGGACTAAATCCTTTACCCGCTTGAATTCAATTGCCGTAGTTTCAGCTATCTGCCTGAGAGAATGTTTGCCATGTTTATGTGCCTGCCGAATGGCTTTAATATCTTCACGCTCTCCCTGCTTTGGGTCCAATTTCATACTGGCTAGGTAGGCTGCGTCATCCCATGGCTTAGCTGCTTCCTCTTCAATGACTACTGGGAACTGCCACTCGCCATGTTGATACTTTGCCAGTACCAAGCGATGCAGCTCTGGTTCATTGCCAGTAGCTAGCACCCTATGCTCCTCATCAAACGTCTTGATTGCATACATCTGGAATACCTCCTTATTCCTTTGAAACCAGCTTATTAACGCGTTCAGCCAGCTGCTTCCGTTGTTCATCGGTCAAGGACTTACCTGATTTAGGATTAGAATCCTCCTGAGAAGCGCCATCCTGCGCCCACTTTGGCATAATTTCCTTACGGTGTGGCTTAGAATAGCCACCCGGCTTATTAGCATTAGCCAACCGTTTATCGTGATCAGCGGTTGCTTGTTTAGCTTGTGCCAGCGTCGTAATCTTTCGCTGCTGCCAACCCTTGATTACCGCACGCAAATATTTCAAAGCACCACGCGACTGCACATCGTGTTCACCAGCAATTTGAATGGCGTAAGCCACCAATTCAGGTTTAAACGCCACGAGCCATTCATCAATTTCAGGACGAGCAACCCCGTTCGGGAATCCCCACAGGTTGGTCCAGTCGTTAATGACCTGCTCGCGTGTGACACCCGCGTCATCATCATAAGAGTCAGTATCAGTCAAGTCAGGGTCAGTACTAGTAAGTTCTTTATGTTCTACTGGTTGACCTCCACCTTGCCCAACCGGTTGGCATACTTCATCTAAACCAGTTGACCTACTTTTATGACTTGTAGTTGGGTTACTGGTTGGGTAACCAGCTGACCTACTATATAAATTAATAATGCGATATTCAGGTGGTTTCACATTTTTCTTGCCTCTAACGTATTTAATTAGTCCTAGTTGCACTAATGAGTTGCGTGCCTTATCGAGGCCGGGTTCGGATAGTCCTGTCAGACTGAGTAATGCCGAATTTTTCATGCGAAACTGAACGTCCAACTTGCCTTCGTCGTTCGCATAGTCTAGTAACTCGCGATACAGATTATTTTGGCCGTTAGAGACACTCGCTTCATACACTTTAAAATTACGGTAGGCTCGTCGTTGTTTGAAGTAATCCAAATTCGTCCCTCCTTTACTAATGGGCCTCTCACCCGTTCGGTGGATTCAGTCACTGCTGCATTCAAGCCAATTCGAATGTTTATTCCGTAATACCGTTCTTCGGGGCTACGTAAACCGGAACACCAGTTAACTCTTGGACTTTGCGCTTAAATAGCGTCTCATCACTGTTCAACTCAGATAAATGTATCAAGGTGACCTCTCTTAAATCGCTTGACGCATTCGCCTTGATAAAGGCTAGTGAGTTATTCATTTCAAAATGTGACGTAAAGACTCGATTCTCTACCTTTCGATTCAGCCGACCAGCTGCCTGATTCTCAATTGCAATTTTTTCACTGTAATTCATCTCAACCAACATGTAATTAATGTGGTTAAACCGATACTTGACTAGATACGTGTCAGTTACATATAGCATCCGCTCACCGATTGCATTTTCAATTAAGAAACCAACCGGATCAGCGGCATCATGTTCCACTCTGAACGCTGTCACTGTCCACGAGCCAACTGTAGCTGGCTTCATAGGAACTAACGGGTAACAATGACTGTTGCCGATTTCTAATGCTCTCAATGTTCCTCTGGTGGCATATACTTCTATCTTGGTCTTACCCAAGAATCCACCCACATATTTACTATGATCGGTATGCTCGTGACTAATCAGCAATCCCGCCACACGCTTAAAGTTAAAATTCATTGCCTGTTCAATCTTACGAAAACGGATGCCTGCTTCAATAATCAACTGTGAATAGCCATCATCGATCAGGTAGCAGTTACCACTACTACCTGACCCGAATACTCGGACTTTAATCATTAGAACGGCACCTTCGTCTCTTTTGGTTCCGGATCGGCAGCAGTTGATGCTGGTGCTACTTCACTTGATTCTGGTGTTTCACTCTCCCCAGTCGGTTTGGCATCAGTGTACTCGCCATCTTGTACATCTGGGTTAGAGTCCGACTGTGATTCGGTCTCAGCTGCTTCCTCAAAATCAATTTGGTTAGCCGACTCAGTTACATCCTTACGCATCTTTTTTAGCGACTCATTAGTGGTCTCCTCATACGATTGAACCGCTAGACCATTGCTGAAATCTTTAGGAATTTTCTTCACGATGTTGTTACGCATCTTGCGGATAATCATTTGTTCCCGGCTTTGTGGCTCTTTCCAGGCGGGTGAAATTTTGCCTTTTTCCTGCATACCGGGATCATCTAGCACTTCGTCTACTGTATGGTCTTTAACAAACATCTTGATAGCGGTGACCTTTTCAGCATATCCTTTAGGGTTCTTACGTGACTCACTGCGTAAGTTGTTGATCATGTGGGCTAGTAAGTTAGGCTTAACCAGCTCACGATTGGTAGCATAGTATTCAACGGTTGAATCTGTTTTCTGATCATTAGTCCAAAATTCAATGGGATAAACAACGTCAGTAACCTTACCGTCAGGGTCGTCCCCAGGCTCCCATTCTGGTTCTGTAACATGCACCCCTTTGCGTTTAGAAGGCGTATACTTATCACCTTCACGCACAATCCATACTGGATAGACATGTTTAACGTTACGGCCGAATCTAGCAAGGATAGCATCGTTGCCATCCCCTTCGATTCCCATTTCAATTGTTTTAGTCCAGCTATTGCCGACCTTCACGTTACGAGTCTGGAAATAAATTTCCGCCGGTTGTGCGTTCGCATTAAGCTGTAATGACGTCACCGTCATCAAGATATTGCTAATGTCGTTCGTAATGTTGTTAGGATTGATTCCATTGGCTTGAATCAGCTCATACATGTTCTGGGATGCGCTCATAACACACATACGTTGATAATCAGTCATTTGAATATTGTGCCCGTTCAGCTGATTTGAAATCATGGGCATGAAATAGTTGTTAAATTTGGTTAGTCCTGTTTCAGCCATCTTAAGCCACTTCCTCTTCTGTCAATTTTTCTATTGTCAATGTCTTATCCCGACTAACTACTAGGGCAATTTGCTGCGCTTCAGTGTCGGCAATCTGGTTAACCGATTCGGCATTGTCCACAAAGATAGGTGCTACTACCTGGTAGTGTTCTGATAACGTATTGATGATGTCGAGACCGGCATTAATACGAGCTGCATTATTTAAATCAGTGCTGAATGGCACACCATCAACCATTGCTTCACAGATTTCATTGATTTCACCGTTTTTCTGAATCTCAAATAGCTTAAAGTTAACTAGCTTGAACAATTTATTGATTCGTTTCTCGAGCATGGTTACTCGTGTACGTGTGTACTGATCAAGCAGATACGAATGCTGATCTAACGTCATGAAGACGTCCTTTAACTCATCCTCACGAGCATGTAATTGCTTGACACGCTCCTGCTGTTGCTTTACCTGATCGGCATTGGCAATTTCAACATTAATGCGATCAATGTCGTCCTGAATTCTATTCGCACGGTCCTGTGCAACCTGTTTAGCCTTAGAGTTGTCACCACTATTAGTATCGATTAACCGCTGCTGCGCATCGATCTCAGACTGTAATTTCTTAGCTTTGGCTGTCTCTTCAAATGGTGTATGACTAGCCTTGGTCTGGTTATAATCGTTGTTCAGTGAATCCAAACGATTCTGTACTTGATCAAACTCAGCTTGAGCGGATTCAACGGCTTGAGTTTGGGACTGAATTTCATTGTTGGCTAAATTGATGTTCTTAGCTGACTGTTTGCCTTCCGCTGTGACTGATTCAAGTTGGTTAGACTTTTCAACATTGAAATGTTGGCGAACCTCTTCCTGCTTATCAGCTTGTAACGCTTGTCCACAAGTCGGACAGGTTAGTTGATCCTCGTCAAATTTCAACTCGCTTATAACCGACCACTTCTTAACCAACTCATCATGCTTGGTAGTCGCAACTTCTAAAGCTGTCTTAGCTTGCTGCAAACTAGTCTTCGCGCTGCTTAAAACATTACGCTTGTCGTTTAATTGTTTTTGAGTTGTATTGATGTCTTCCATCAAACCGCTGAGCTCTAACTGGTTACCTTGCATGTAAGCCATCTGCAAGTCGTTATATGAACTTTGTAACTGAGCCTTCTGGTTACGAGCATCCGCATTGTTATCGCCAGTCGCAGCCATAGCTACTGCTTGCTGTGCCTCAGTCAATTTATTCTTATACTCGGTCAGTTGTAACTTTAGTTTTGCTGAACTAACTGTTGACTCGGCTGGTATTGCACGTGTTGCTTCATCAATTCGATTTGGGAGTCCATCCATTTCAGTCTTTAGCTTACGTCGTTGTGCCGCAATAATTGCCTTCATATCACTGGCGGTATGATTGCTTAGTAGCTCTTTCAATTCATCAGCTTTACCAGTAGCTTCAATAACTTCATCATCACTTACATCAGTGATCAGACTGAGCAGCAATTCACGCCGATCCTGCCATTTGAGGCTATTAAACGCGAATGGGTTTGTTAGCATCTTAAAACTGTCTTCGTTGATGATTGAGTCAATGTAAGCCGTAAAGTCCTTGACCTTCTGTGGCACGTCATCAATCGTTAATTCGGTCACATCGGGCTTGCGCTGTTTATCAGCTTGACCGCGTGGTTTAATCCACTTTTCGGCTAGTTTACGGTGCAACCGTACCGGCTTACCGTCAATTTCTAGCGTGGCATCTACCTCTGGATCTAAACCCAATTGTTCAGTACCATCAGTGTTTAGCGGTTTCGGGTTGAACTTCTTAACGTCATCTGAGTTCTTACCAAATAGCAACCATGTAAATCCATCAAATAGTGTGGTCTTACCAGTCGCATTTTGACCACTTATGGCAATAGATTCTCCATCTGGTTCAAATGTAAAATCCTGAATTCCTTTGAAATTGTGATACGAAATTGAAATCAACTTGATAACTTTCATGCTAGCCACCCCCGTAACGTGTTGATTAATCGTTGCAACGGCCGCACATTAGCCGTAGAATAATAAGTGAAAATGATTTTGTTTTTCGAGCAAGCTGTTCGGGTACTACCAATACCTGAATAGCTTTTTTCGTACTCAAATTTAGGCTTTAGCGATACTTTGCGTCTTTCCAACTCGTTCGACCTCCTTAAATTTGTCAAAAAGATTATTCAATTCTTCGATCGTGAGCTGTTTGTAAAGCACGTTTCCAATCCTGAATGTGAATTTCATCGTCTTCATCTCCTTAAATTCCAAACCAACTAGCAACTTCATGACGCTTGAACCACAAGGCAGTTAGCGCGCAGCCTACTATTGCTCCTTCAATCATTGAAATACCTCCTAATCTGATAAACCAATACTGCATATCTACTTACCCTCCGGCAACAACATAATGAACTTGTCAACCTCAGCTCTTACATACCAAACTGAGCGCCCATCTTTATGTGATTTAAGTCCCTTTTTCCTGAGCTGATTCAACTTAGAATCAGAATCTATGTGCAGGTAATGTTTGCACTGATCGCGTGACATAACTGGTGGATAGTAACGTTCGTCAACCACATTATCCATACGACCAAATATATTGGCAGCCCGTTGCAGAATATACTCATCAATTTGATTATTCATATCAGCGAATACGGCACCCATTACACCCGGCATTGAGACAACTTGATTTTCACTCATTTAGATTCACTCCCTTACCGCAAACCGCTTGTTGAAATTAGAGAACATTTGGAAAATTTCTTCATCATTTTTCCCGGAATACTCTGCTTGAGCTAACCAGTCGGTTTCCTCAGCAGTGAACTCTTCGAGATAGTCCTGTAAGTAATCATCAATCGCTTGCTGTTGCTCTGGCGTTCTTAGTTCGATTGGAACCCGCACCGCTAACTTATACAACGGTTCTCGACTCTTACGTTCTTTCTCCTCACGCTCTTGATCATTAGAAGTCGTGTAAACGTCATGACGAACTTTAGGATCATATTTAGCCGTTGGTATCTGATAGTCCTTAGTTGCTGATGCCATAGATAATCTGACGTCTTGTAACAACCTAGTGACTGATAACCGCATGGACTTGTCTAGCCCCCGCTTACCTGACCGGTAACGGCTCCCTTGACCCATGCTGACATGGATTGCCTTGGAAAAATCGCCATTACTAATACCACGGCGATCAACTGCTGCTCTTAGCAAGTCGTGAAACGCTATTTTGTTTTGCATAACCTCACCTCCCTTCAATTGGGAAATTAGTGTGTATATTTTGCCAACCTAGTTTATTAGGATAAAGACAAGGTTTGAGTTTGGCGCCATTCAGTATCCACTGCTTTATCTACCTTGTCTTTCGCCATTTCATACAACCGGTTAAGTCGTTTATCACCATCATCAGGCGTTGTCATAGCCTTAAGCTCAGCTCTAGTAAAACCAAGTGCTTTCATAATTACTTCAGCTTTTTCGCTTTTACTCATTGTTGTTGCCTCCTATTGGTCTTTGACATCTGAATATTTACGGGATGATAATCCTTGCCTCTTCAAACTTACTCAGTGATTTTTGACGACCTGTCAACCATGTACGACATTTTTGAGAAAAAAACATTCTCAATTGATTCTCCTAAAGCTGTTGCTAATCTTTTAGCGATAGTAATGCTAGGTACTACCTTTCCATTTTCCACGTCTGACAGGTAAGGACGTGATACTTTAGCCATGTCTGCTAGAGTTGCTTGTGACATTTGTTTTTCTTGTCGTAAAGCTTTGACATTGTTTAACATTAAGTTCACCTCTTCGTGTAAATCATATCTTACAAAGTATATTGTACGCCAAGGCTTACTGATTGTAAACCATGTTTTACATTTTATTTATTTTAATTTTGTAAACTATACATTACAATACACGAAGGAGGTGTAAACAATGGCTGACAAACTAGGGCCCTACTTACGTGCCTTGCGTGGTACGTTATCACTACGTGCTGTAGCTGAAAAAACTGGTGGTAAACTAAGCCACTCTTATATTTCTGATATTGAAAAGGGCCATAGTCGGCGTGGCAATATTCTTAAACCCACTCCTGAGACATTGAAAATATTGGCTGATGTATACGGTGCTGACTATGATCATTTAATGAAATTAGCGGGTTATCTTAAAGATGACGATCAACTACAGGAAATTGACTTGGGCGAAACCATTGAGGATAAAAACAAAATTCTCAAATATCAAGGTCGCCCAATACCTGAAGAAGACCTTAATTTAATTTTGCGCCTGCTAAAAAGTGGTAAGGATGATGATGCTGAGTGAATGACAAATTTGAAGTGTTTATGGAACGGCTATTACAATATGCGTTTGATAGCAAAATTGGTTACATCTTAACAAAAAAATTGGATCCTTATACTCCATCAGTTGCTATTCCTGAAGACAACCAGATAATTATTAATATGAATTGGTACAATCATGATGAAATCCCATTTTCCTTAGCTCACGAAATTGGACATTTTGTCAATGGGGACACCGGGACACTCTATTACACTTCTAACACATTTATGCAGAAGTCTGAGCGAGAAGCGAACCTAAGGGCTTTAGAGCTAATTTTGCCTATTTATGCTGACATTAATCAAGGTATGGTTCCTAATAACTATCAAACTGTTATGAATCAATTACAGATACCACAGTGTCTAGATAATGATGTACGAGTTCAGCTTTTTAAGATGGACTTTCGTTAATTAATTAACCTGATCAGCTAGGGAATCCTTAAAATCCATAACAAAGGCATTTCATTTATGGATTGCACCGCAAACATGTATCGGATTGATAGCTTGTTGGTCATGAATCCGAATTATATTAAGGGAATTTTAGTTCAAATTAATCTATATGATATGGGGAGTATACATTATGGGTGAAAAGATTTTGGGATTAGTATTAACTATTGTTTTTGGATATATTACATATCGATTGTATAAAAACAATAGTATGAAAAAAGGAGTACGTTTGGGGCTGACAATATTCACAAGTATCTTAACCGTGTCGTCCCTTGTAGGGCCTTATACGGAAAGTAATTCAGAAAGTAGCAACAAAGCAACTGATAGTAGTACCGTTTCAAAAGGTGATAGCCACGCCTTTTCAAAGAAAGTCAGCTACAATATTGAAAAAGAAAAGGAGAAAGAAAGTCGTTCTGAGTCCAAAAGTAGTGTAGAAAAAGAGAAAAAAGAATCTAAAAATAAATCTGCTGCAAATAGCAAATCTGAATCTCAGAGTGAGAGCAAGCTTGTTGAATCAACTAAAAATAAAAACAAGCAAAAGAACTTCGAAAAATTCCAGCAAGATTTAGGTGATGCTCCATCAACTACTAAAGGATCTATCACCTCGGCAAACTATGACCAGACATCAGAGACTTTAAAACTTACTTTATCTGATGAAGCACTAGACTTACAGGGTGCACAGTTAAAAGAAGTTGTCAGAGCAGCTTGGAATGCTGGAAATTCTCTGGTTGACTCAGACAAACCATTCCCTGATGATAAACAGGTGGTATCTATTATTATTCAGGATTCTGCCGGAAATCAACTTGCTCATTCAAGCGCATTTCTTCATGAATTTAAATATGACGCAGATAAATAACAATTATTAGCCCCTACCTGAGCTTTCGTGCGAGCGTAGTTCAACGGTAGAACAATGCTCCTTTGAAGTTGCTAACTAGATACTAACAGATGTAGGTGCGACTCCTGCCGCTCGCTTATACCCCGTAATGGGGTATATATTTTCAGTTTATAAGAACATACGTTTGTACATTGGGAGGAATAATCATGCAAATAACACCAGGAAGCAATAAATCACGGAAAGTTTTAAGAAGAACAGATTTGAACTCGCCCTATCCAGATTCTGTTAGCAAAGACTATATCATTGATCATAAATGGAACCTAGTCATCACTCACTACGATGGTAACAAATATCACGTATCAGTATCCACAATGAGCGGGCAAGAGTTGCCTAGTAGGCAGGCTATTACCTACATCAGTCAATTAGGCCTATTTCCACATCGCGAACGCTACATGTTATACACTGCAGGCACAAAAGTTGTGCATTTTGATATTACGGAATAGATGGAGGCAAAAATATGGCATCAAACTATAAAATATCTGAAATCACTTTAAAATCTGGTGCTACCAAGTATCAATGTGTTGTTTATGTAGGATTAGACCCTGCTACAGGAAAACAGCGCCACACTACCATCCGCCGTGACACTTATAAAGAAACTGAGCAGGCGCTTCACGCATTCATCAAGGATCGTGACGATGGCAAACTAACCGCAAGTGATAATAAAACATTCAAACAAGTATACGATGAATGGCATATTCAGTATGCAAAACGCGTGAAACCTAGTACATTATATAATGTTGACAGTAAGTACAACGCCAATATACTCCCCTACTTTCAATATTATGCAATGAAGAAAATCACTCCCTCCATCTGTCAGGACATGGTTAATAGTGTTGCTAAAAAGATAAAATCAGTAAATGAGATGAAAATGTATGCAAGCTTAATATTCAAATTTGCCATGAAACGTGGATATATCACTAAAAATCCAATGGAATTCGTTGAGATACCTAAAGACCCGAAATCATTCTATTGGCAAGGAACTCAACAAATTCAGCGCAAATACTGGCTTAAATCTGAAGTACAACAGTTCTTAGAAATAGCGCAAAAGGAGTTTCATTTTTATGATTATGCTATGTTCCGCCTGCTATTATTTTCAGGAATGCGTAAAGGTGAAATGCAGGGACTAAATTGGTCAGATCTTGATATGGAATCTGGTGAGCTAAAAATCGATAAAACCCTAACTTGGAATAAAATTAAAAGTAAATTCGAGTTACAGGCTCCCAAAACCATAACATCAAATCGAGTTATCATCATTGATCCGGTTACTATTAAAATACTGAAACAATGGAAATTGGAACAAAAAAAGGAATTGATGGCACTTGGACGAACTAAAGAGATAACTAAGCCTGATTATCCTATGTTTCTTAATTTACATGAAACTTACTTCCCGTTGTCTCATTTAAACAACATAATGAAGTATAACTTCTATAAACATCACCCCACCTTTCATAAAATAAGTGTGCATGGGCTTCGGCATACCCATGCTTCATTATTATTTGAAGCTGGGGCGAGCCTGAAAGATGTTCAATCAAAACTAGGCCATAAAGATATCCAAACGACCATGAACATTTATACTCATGTTACTGAAACAAAGAAGCAAAAAACTCAGGATCAATTTGCCGAATTTATGGGGTTTTAA